GCGGGTGAGGATCTGGACCATGACCCCGGTGCTCGGGAGCTCGACGTCGAGGTCGAGGTCGTAGACGCTGATCGCGATGGCCCGGTCCGGTGACTCGGGCAGCCGCTTGAGCGCGATGAGGGTCTGGTCCGCGGTGACGACCTCGTCGGGCCCGGCCCAGACGCCGGTCCCTGCGGCGGTCAGGTGGGCGGCGATGCCGCGCAGGACGTCGCGGACCCGGACGGTGCTCACTGCGTCTCCTTGCGGATCTCGGCGGCGATCGTCTCGGCTGTCGTGCGCCGCGACGCCCGCCACGGCCGCTCGAGGTACTTCGCGCTCTCGCCCTTGTCGTGGCGCAGGCGCACGACCTCGTGCTGGCGCACGGCGTAGGGGGTGTCGTAGGAGACCGCCGCGACCAGGTCGGTCTCGTCGACGTCGAGGGCGGCGGACCCCGCGAGCTGCTCGTCCTCGCGCGGGACGACGCGCAGGGACGCGTCGAGCACGTCCTGTCCGGCGCGCCGGACCCCGCGGGCGGCGCCGCGGCCGATCTGCTGCTTGGCCTGCGCCCCGTTCCAGGTGATCCGGACGTCGTCGGCCACAGCGCCCCCTACGTCAGCGAGAGGGTCTGGTACGACCAGATCGTCGGGTGGTGGTGCCGGGACGTGGTGATGACCCGGGCTTCGCGTTCGTGGCCCGTGCCGGGCCACACGGTGACCAGGGAGTCGGTCGGGACCTCCTGGTCGAAGTCGACGTGGACCTCGGCCTCGGACACGACCTCGGCGCCGGTGCGGTCGCGCACGACCTTGCGCTCGTCCATGGCGAACGCCCGCACGTCGCGTGCGGGGCCGTAGACCGGGCCGGTGGAGGAGCGGCCGAGGTAGGGGCGGATCCGCACGGTGTGCGGGGCGGCCCAGTCCGGCAGCGGGGTGAAGTCCATGGCGGTCACCAGGGCTCGTAGATGGGCTCGCGGGCGATGCTGACGCCGCAGGAGCACGTCACCCCGCCGAACATCAGCGAGCACCACGGCGGGTGCCCGCCTGCGGCCGGAGCGGTGTCGACGACGAAGGCCTTCGCCTTCTCGCCGGTCGCGCAGACCTTCTGCAGGTCGGTGATCTCGGTCGGCCAGAACATCGCCCGGCGGCCCTGGTACTGGGTGGTCTGGGAGAACGGCCCTGCGATCTGCGTCTGGATCGCCCCGCTGCCGGCCTCGTTCCAGCGCAGGATCGCCCCACGCAAGATGCCCTTGACGGCGGCGAGCTTCGCCTCGCGCACGGCCTTGTCCGGGTCGGGCTCGCCCGCCGGTGCGACGGTCAACTCGGGGATGCAGGGGGCGGTGAGGATGGCCTGGGCCTCGGCGTCCGCGATCATCTGCTCGGCCTTCGCCTGGCCGATGGTCGCGAACGGGACGAGGTCGTCGGGGGTGATGAACTTGCCCATCCTCACCGCCTCCTGTCAGTCGCCGGAGCCGGCGGTGGCCGCGTCGTCGGCGTCGAGCACCGCGACGAGCTCGGGCTTGGTGCCCTCGGCGGACAGCAGGGCGTCCGGCTCGCGGCCCTCGTTGCGGCGTGCGATCTCCGCCTTGAGGTCCGCGACCTTGAGCGTGCTGTGCGGCGAGGTGCCGTCGGTCTTCTCGGGGCTCTTGCGGGCGGTCGGCTTCTTGTAGCCGCTGCCCGCGAGCAGGCGCTTGGCCTTGTCGTCGGAGACGTTGACGGTGGCGCCGTTCGGCGCGATCAGGCGGACCATCAGGCGTTCGCCACCTTGTCCTCGATGACCGCGAACTGGTCGACGAAGACGTGCCAGGCGAAGATGACCTCCGCACGGAACAGGACCTCGTTGTGGCCGGCCAGGTCGCGCCCGGTGTTGTCCGGGTCGCCGTACTCGAGCATCCGGAACGGGAACGTGCGCTGCACGCCCCAGCGGATGCCCTGCTGGTAGTTCCCGACGATCGCCCGGACCTTGTTGTCGGTCGCGTCGCCGTCCTTGGCCTTGCCGGACACGGTGCTGGACACCGAGGCCGCCAGTCCCTCGAACGCGGACAGGTCGACCCCGAGGCCGAGCTCGGGGTACTTCTTGCGGCCGTCGTTGTAGCGGGCGGTCGACAGGGTCCAGGCGTAGGACGGGTCGAACGCCGCACCGGTCGGGCGGTACCCGTCGCCGATGACCAGACCCGCGGCGGCCTCGAAGTCGAGGTCCGGCTTGGAGTCGGCGGTGATCTCGACGCGGTTCGTGGTCGCGTTGAGGTAGTTGGTCCACGAGGTGATCGCGGTGCCCGTGCGCGGGTTGATCCGGAAGTACGCACCCAGGTCCAGGCCGCGGGCCAGGGCGAGCGCGCACTTGTCCTCGAACTCGTCCAGGATCTTGAGCTGGTAGTCCTCGTCGGCGATCAGGAACTCGTCGCTGGTGCGGAAGTTCACGACGGCCTTGTGCGGGCTCGCGACCACGCTCGACGGCTTGGCGTCGTCCTCGGACTTCGCCCCGCCCTGCTCGACGAACTCCGCAGTCAGGTCGTCGTCGAACGTCACGATCGTGACGTCACCGAACCGCATGGGCTCCTGGCCCGACAGCGCTGCGATGGTCGATCCGGTCTTGGTCTTCGTGACGATCCCGTCCACGATCTGCGTGGGCAGGGTGACGTCGCTCGTGGTCAGGGTTGCCACGGCTGCCTCCTCAGGGCTCTGGTGTCAGTCGTCCCGGCCGGTCAGGCCGCGAAGCCACTCACGCTTCGGGTCCGCCCCGCCGGGGGTGGAAGGGGTACGCCCGGCGAGCGCGTCGCGTCCGCCGGTCTTCTTGATGCGGTCCGACGCGATGCCCTGGATCGCCTTGACCTGCTCGAGCAGGGCATCGGGGTCGGTGGCGGTGAGCAGCACCTTGCGGTCCTCGGGGACCACGCCGAGCGACACGAGCGCCGACCGCAGGCCGTCGGCGACCTTGGCCGGGACCGACGCCGCCTCGGCCTCCGCGGCGGAGATCCGGTCGGCGGCCTTCTGGGCCTCGGTCTTGTTGGCCTCCTCGATCTCGTCGAGGCGGGCCGCCTTGGCCTTGAGGTCGTCGTAGTCGCCGAACTTGGCCTCGACGCGCGCGAGCCGCTTGCCGATGATCGCGTCGAGGTCGGCCTGGGTGGCCGGCGGGACGTAGGCCTTGGCGCCCTCGTCGCCGCCCTCGGGGTTGTCGAGATCGGGCATCGCTGCTACCTCCTAGTGACCGCGTGTTGACCGCCACGCGTGGGCGTACCCCCGCACGAGCGCGGGGAGGTCAGTGGGTGACGTACTCGGCGATCGCGCGCTGGATGAGCGCGTTGTGCTGCGCGAGACGTTCGACGGCGCGCTGGTCGCCGCGGGCTGCCGCCAGACGCCACGCCGTGGTGCGCACGGAGGCCTCGTAGAGCTTCACGTCGACCTCGGGGGCATCGGGGTCCCAGTCCGGGACGGCCGCACAGTTGCACTCCCCGCCAGTGGCACCGCCGTGCGCCGCGAAGTGCACGGTGTGCTCCTTGTAGACCGCACCGCGCCCGGCGAGCAGCACGCAGAAGTCGCAGGCGCCGGCGCGGGTGATCCGCCGCCACCCGCTCGCGCGCGGGTCCCGGTCGGCGGACGTCGTGACGGTCTGCCGAGCGGCGGCCAGGACGTACTTCTCGGTGGTGCCGAGCAGGACACCCAGGGCGGCCGTGGGGGTGTCGGTGAACAGCGAGCCGGCCGCACGACGCACGGTGCCCTCGACGCCGTCGAGGTACGGCGAGGGCTGCGCCAGGGCCCGGAACCGTCCTGGGACGTTCTCCGCGGCGCGCAGCTCGTCGTACCAGTCGGCGGCCATCGCGGCGGCCGAGTCGCCGTACTTCTCGACCAGGTAGGGCACGAACTCGAGCAGCGCGTCCCGCGCGGCCTCGGGGCGCGAGAGGTTCAGGTAGTCGAAGAACGCCGTCAGCTCGCGGCGCACGAGCTTGCGGACGGCGATCTGGACCTGCCGGAGCCGCTCAGCGTCAGCCGGCGAGACCACCGGTGCCGCCCTGCCGGGCCGCGGCGAGCAGCGCGTCGATCGTGGCGGTGCCGCGCGCCCGGCGCCGCTCGGACTGGAACCGCTCGATCTGCTGCGGGGTCAGGCCGAGCAGCTCGAGCCCGACCTCGGTCTGCGCGAGCTCGGGGACCGCCGCGAGCGCCTTCGACCCCGCGTCGGCCTGCGCGGCGCGGGACTGGTAGCGCGGGTCGCGCCACTGCGCGTCGATCGACGACCACTGCGTCGGGACGGTGTCCATGTTGGACTGCATCGCCATCGCGATCGGCACCAGCCGGCGCAGCGCGGGGGTGAGCTCGCGGATCGTGCCCTCGGCCTCGGCGATGAGCTCGTGCTGGCCGGCGTCGTAGGCCTCGGCGCTGGTCGGGTTCGCGACGTCGGTCAGGGCGACCGACCAGTCCGGCAGCGACAGCTCGCGGGCGAAGGCCTTGGCGTACACGTTCAGCGCCGACAGGTGCGGCGCCGGGGATGCCGCGTCGAACTTCTTCACGTCCGCCCGGGCCAGGGGGTTCTCGTCCTTGAGGAGGTCCTGGTCGTCGGGGATGCCCTTGATCCGACCGAGGCGCTGCATCCACTCGGCCATCGCGGTGCCGTCGGGGTTCTTGAAGATCGACGGGTCCGCACCGAGCATCCAGAACTCGGGGTAGGCGTAGATGTCCATGTGCCCCTCGAGACGCACCAGGGCGCGCACGCCGGCGTCCTGCAGGCCCCGCACGGGGCGGGTGAGCCGGGAGCGGCCCATCGGGCGGCGCAGGCGGGGGCGGTAGACCAGCGGAGCGGCCGGCACCCCGAACTTGTGCTCCGACTCGTCCAGGATCTCCCACTTGCCGCCGTCGATCGCTGCGGCGATCGTGCGGCCGGGCAGTAGCAGCGACAGCGCGGTGATCCGGTTCTGCTCCCCGCGCTCGCGCGCGATCAGCAGGTTGTCGAGCCGGCGCGTGACGGGGTTCCGGTCGCCGGTGGCGTCGACCGCGGAGTAGAAGTGCAGCAGCCCGCCGGGCTCGCGCTCCCCGCCCTTGGAGGCGACACCGAACGACAGCCCGTGCACCAGGGTGTCGGTGATGGCTTGGTCGACCTCGGACTCGACACGGTTGCCGTCCCAGACCTCGCGGAACCCGGAGGAGTCGAGGTCGCCATCGGCCCAGACCATCCGCTCGAGGTTGCAGCGCCGCCCCAGGGCGTCGACGCCCTTGGACGACCAGCCCAGCGCCAGGCCGAGCCGGTAGTACTGCTGCGGGACGACGCCGCCGAACATCTTGCGCATGTTCCGCTCGGCGTCGTAGTACGCGTCGAGCAGCCGGTTCGTGCCCTGGTGCCGGTCGAGCTGCTCCACCAGGTGGTTCAGCGTGCGCTCGTCGTCCTCGTCCAGGCCGGGGAGCCGGATCGTCTGCGAGGTCACGACACCACCACCCCCGCCCGTCGTCCGCTCGATGTCCTGTTGCCGCCGGCAGTGCGCCCGCCGCCCGGGGTGCGACCCGCGCCGGTGGCGCGCTTGTCGGTCACCACCGCGTGCCGGGCGATCGTCACCGCGTCCAGGGCCGTCACGTCGCCGTCCGAGGTGACGGCCTGCCAACCCCAGCCGCCGGCCTGCCCGATCTTCCGCTTGCCGGCGATCTTGACCGCGGCGTCGAGGCCCGGCTGCGCGATGTGGGTCAGCGACCCCTCGTGCACCGCCCGCAGGAACCCGGTGTGCGCGGTGATCGCCTCGTCGGTGGTCATGACGGCCACCCGCCGGCGGGGCACCCCCGCGGTGCGCAGCTCGTTCAGCAGGTCCCCGGCGCCGGCCTTGCCGTCGATCAGGATCCGCCCGAGGTGAGCCCGCGCCGCGAGCCACGCGACCAGCGCCGCGGTGCCGTCAGACGTGCGCGCGACCCCGAGGGCCTCGACGTGCTCGCTGCCGTCCTCCGCCAGGCGGGCGACACCGCACCCCACCCGCTCGCCGTCGGCGGAGAACTTCACGCCGTAGGCGACCGGCCCCTCGGTCGGCGCGATGTCGGCGTCGATCGCGAGGTCGCCCCACTGCGAGGACTTGATGACCGTCGCCGCGGTGTCCTCGTCCCAGACGCCCAGGCCCTCGCGGCGCCACGAGTCGTCGGACTTGAGCTGCGCGCGCAGCCGCGCCACCGACATCGGCGGCGTGCGGTGCGGGTAGGACGGGTTCGCCTTCTTGATCTGCTCAGGGTCGTCCAGGCTCGGGCCGCCAGGCTTGCCGACGTCCGGGTCCGCGGAGCACTCGACGTACAGGGTGTTGCCGGCCTCGGCGACCACGACGCCGTCCGGCTTGGTGGCGAGCGCGTCCTTGCGGCGGTTCGCGAACTCCTCGCCCGGGTCGCGCGGACGCGGCGGGGTGCCCATGAAGAACAGCAGCGCGCCGTGGCGCCACCGTGACTGGTTCGTGGCCGGGACCATGTCCTCGAGGGCGCTCTCGGTGAGGATCTGCGCCTCGTCGAACACCTCGATGTCGACCTCGTCGAAGCCGCGCCCGAAGCCCTGCTCGCGGGCCCCGAACATGATCACCGACCCGTTGCGGAACCGGATCTCCTGCTCGCCGTTCGTGCCCCGGATGCCGTCGTTGCGGCTCGGCTGCAGGTGCTGCTTGACCGCTCGCCGGCGCACCATCGCCTTGAGCGACTCGAACGTCTTGGTCGACGTGCGTCCGCGGTGCGCGGTCCACAGCACGGTGAGGTTCGGGAAGATCGTGCACAGGGCCACCACGATCCGGCCCACGATGAACGTCTTGGCGACCTGCCGCGGGATCGCGATGACCACCCCGCCGACCGTCGCGGCCCACGTCCCGTCCTCGCGCACCCCCAGGATGATCTGCCCCAGGCCGTCCTGCCAGGTGTCGAAGGTGTCGCCGAACTCCCGGCACCGCTCCTCGACCTGGAACCACAGGGTGTCGACGATCCCCTCGGGGATGACCACGTGGCGGGCGACCTCAGATAGCGGCAGCGTCGAACGATCGACGTGGCCCTCCGCCGCCTCCGCGAGCGCCG